TAAATGTTTTCGGTTGATCTCATTCCACTCTTCGGGTGTGATATCATCAATTGATTTTTGTCTGCGATTTCTTGCCATAATGTAGTTCTCCAATTTTATTATATGTAGTATATCAAAACGAGACAGGTTTTGTCAATCAAATCTGTAAAAAATATGATCACCAATCTTACCTACTAGTTTCATACCCCTATCATTTCTCCAAGCGGGAGTGACGTAACCAGCGTGATAGTGTGTCGCACCTTCGGTAATACCCCTGTGCATATTGTTTTCTATAACATCATACGCTATCAAGATAGATCGATTAAAAGAATCGGTGTTAGTTGGAGTATCATCTATACCATCACAGTACCAACTAAATTGACATTGATGTCTAACAGGAACTTCCTTTCCTTGTTCCAACCACCATTCAGATAGTTTTGCCTCTCTTACAACTTCACAAATAGTGTTAGGATACCGTGAACTCTCTACACGATTCATTGTAACATCTGCAACTGCAACTTGACCCGCAAAGTTATCACCACGTGCTTCGTGATAAATGTTCAGAGCAAGACAATGCATTTGGTCTTCATCGACTACAGTTGTATTCTCATCGACTACAGTTGTATCCTCATCGACTACAACTTCTGCATCTTCCACTACAGTGTCTTTAGGCATTGCTATTACCCAACCAAGCATAATAATTATACCAACACAGAATATCGTTATTAAGATATCCTCAGTACGGCGACTAATCCCCATCTTCTATCTCCTCGATCAACATATCTCTTAGGTTTCTTGCCATTGCGTCTTGTGGGTTTGCGATTCCTTTACCCACGAATTTATACGCAAGGGTTATCCTTCGACATCCAGCATATGCTGAGTGCCAACAATGATGATCATCTTCATCCTTATTTCCAAAATAATAGTGGTGACATTGCCAGCCTGGTTTTTCGTCCAGAGTGATTATATCGCCTGACTGCTTATCATAATAGCGGAAATAACTATCACCAGTTTCAGAATAAGTAAACAATACTTGATACGCATTTGCATTCCAATTTGTGTGCCAACCAACGAACCCGCCTGGCGGATAGTAAGATAACAATGCACTAGTATGTGCGCCGATCTCTCTAGCAAAATCGTGTTTTACCTTATCCCTAAACGGTGTCCAAATTTCAGGGTCTTCCTGTACCATTTTAGATATAGGTTGAGCCCAATGTTCTTGTGGATATCCATCGTGTTCTTCCCAGTTCTGTAACTTCTCTTGAAGTGCTTCATCGGAACAAAAGTATTCACCATTATCAAACGCTTCTTCACCGTGATATGCGTAATACCTTTCATCCTCATAATTCTCCATAGAGAAGAATTCATCTGAGATGGAATTCAACCTATCTAAAAAGTCTTGATTCCTTATTACGATGTTATGTCCACTCATCCAACAAATTTACCAGTTTCAATATCAACACCCGCATCATCTACAACACGAGGTTGGGGTTCTATTGCCTTTACAACGTTAGGGAAATGGGTGCGGATAATTTCCCAACACTCATCAGCAATCTCTGTATGTTCAAGTTGTGTACCGTTACCCCTACGTAGTTCACAGTAATGTACCCAACTTCGTAAAGAACCTGCCATATAAACGACTGATTCAGTATTACCTTCAGGTAGAACTGCACGTGCTTGTTCTTTTGCAATACCCGCTTTGAGTGCCCAGTTATAAACCTCAACAGAAGTTGTCTTGACTTCTTCTTGTTTCTTTCTCCACCTAATCGCCAATTCTGTATCTTGTTCTATAGGAATAGAGTTTTGTCTATTCTTTACATCTTGTAGACGTGCTTCTCTTGGTTCGAAGTTAGTCGCTTCTGCATATCTTTGAGAGAACTCTTGGAATGAGAACGAGCGGTGACGAATAATTTGACGTGCAATATCTCGTGTAGTTCTGATCTCCATAGTCATATGTACCATTTCTAATGGTGACCAGTGATTCTCTTTGATGAGATATCGTACAAGTTTATCCGCAGTTTTCTTGTTACTCTGGTTAGTGGGGTTGGATACTCTAGCGGAATATGCAACTAATTCTTCGGCGGTGTGACAATCTGTGATTGAAGACGGCCGACTTAAAGCAATGAGTTTTACTCTAGGTTGTGACATCTTTTAGTTTTCTCCATAGTTCTTGATAGGTTAGTGTCGCAAAGTTTATATTGATATTGATACGTGGTTCTACTATCTTATCTCTGTGTACTGAATGCCACTTATAATTATCGAAGGTAGTCCACACATCATATTTCAATTCTGTTTCAACATCTACAACCATCTTAGAATAGTCTGGTATTTTGTAGATGTCATATACCTCAAACGGTTCGGTTTCATTATACCATACAGTCTTTGCACCTTCACCCATCAATAAACAATATAGGGAAGATGTCCTTCCGTGTCCACGATGCGGATATAAACAATTACCGTCATCTTGTATTTGGACAATTGGATCGATCTGATCTTTGTCGATCCCTAAAATTTTATGCGTTGTATCTCTTAACTTATCTGCAATGTTCTTAGGTAAACGGTATTGATCAATTCTAATTTCGTGTGTACCTGTTTGTCTAGTACCAAAGTGTTTACCAAGAAGAAGTCTACGTCTCTTAAATTCTCGTGCGAGTTTTATACCTACTTTCTCTTCGATCTGTTTTTGGGTTGAATCGTAGTTGATGTCTCTCCACGGACGATGAATAAATTCTATTTCATCACTTAATCTCAAAGCGAGATCAAGTATTTCTTGTTTTAGTTCGTTGTCGCAAAACTGCAATTCTGTTTCATAAAAAGGTTTCATCTTCTTCCTCAGACTCTCTCATCCATTGATCAAATTGGAATACTCCCGCCTTTTCTTTTACCCAGTTCATCATTGCTTCAGTTGCCATAAAAGCACCCGCAGTCTTACCTTGACCATATCCCCACCAATAGGCGACACCCATACAGATAAGAAATATAAATGTTAAGAACTCTGGCGACATAGTTATTCCATCTTAAAATTTTTGAACTTACTATCATATTTAGACGCATCAGACTTGTCGAATACTGGAGTATCATCGGAACTTAAAATCTCATCTTCTTGATCATCATCTTCAAGTCTCATCTTAGAACGATCAACCTTGATAGTAAATCTAGTAAACGCTGTTGGATCGTTATATCTGTTCTTCAACTGTTTGACAAGTATCTTACCTAGATTGTTTAGTTCATCATTAGTAATCAATGCAAACATCAAGTCAGCAGTTGCGGGTAAACCAAATGATTCTGAAGTATCTTCTAGACCAACGTCATCATTAGAATAACCACTACGTGTTGTTTGAGTTGCGGATACAATCGGTACATTGAACTCAACTGCAAGACCACGAAGTTCTTCTGCAATACTCTTGATGTAAGTATAAGAGTTGATTGCACCACCCATACCTTTCATACGAGACGATGCACATATATTGAGATAGTCAACAAAGATCATCTCAGGAACAAAGTTCTTCTTGAGTTTCAACTCGTTCAACAATGCACGGAAGTGATTGGTGTGTGCTTGTCCTGTTGGATATTCTTTGATAACAAGTTTACCTTCAGTCTTCGCACGTAGATCACCGACTCGATCCGTGAACATATCCTTTGATAGATTCTCAAGTTGATCAATCGGAACATTCAATAAGTTTGCATCGATCCTTTCTGCAATCCTTTCTTCTGCCATCTCCATAGTGACATACAGAACATTACGTCCTTGCATCAAAGCATTAGCAGCTACGTGACACATAAACAAAGACTTACCAACACCCGTACCAGCGAGTGCAATATTCAAAGTCTTGTTAGGTAATCCACCCTTGGTAATTTTATTGAAGTATTCTAGATCAAACGGAATACGTTCTTCTTGTTGATGGTAGAACTCATAACGATTGTCTACGTTCTCTAGATAATCGTGACCGATATTAGTATCAAAGGTAACACCAAGTGCTTTTGATAATATATCAGGGATACCATTCTTTTGTAGTGTTGGGTGTTTACCGTCAATGATGTTGATCGATTCCATCACCGCATTATAGACTGCACGATCTTGACAAAACTTTTCAGTTGACTCAACCAACCAATCTAAGTTTTCTTTTTCGAAGGTAAAGATGTTAGGTAACATCTCCATAGTTTGACGATAGTTCTCATCGGACATACGTCCGCCTTCGTCTACTTCAATCTTAAATGCTTCTTGGGTTGGAAGTTTGTTGTACTTGTGTACGAACTTAGCAACTTCTTTGAAAATATCTTTATATGCACCCTCGAAATAATCAGGTGCAAGGAATGGTAATACTTTTCGGGTATACTCTTCGTTAGTTAGAAGATTCCTCAGTATCGTTTGTTGTAGATTTATACCAGTCATTCAGTTCCTCTTTTACGCCTTCTGAAGTATACGCAACATCACCCGTATCTTTATCACGGATGATAGCACTTCCCTCAGAAAGAGATGTGTCCATTATATTAAGTAGTATATTACCACAGTAGTCTTGAAAAGTCAAGCTCTCTGTAGTTAGGTCTGGGTCGGGTGACGATACAATTTCCATATTCCATTTCAACTGTTCGTCTTCTAGAGTAACCGTACCAAATTTGATAACGGTTTCAGGATACTCTTCTAGTAACCTTACGTTCCAACCATACTCTCCTTCGGGAACTAACTCATACGCTATCCCTTCAGAGAGTTGTTGTTCTAATTTAGGCATCCTGTACTATCTCATCCATATCGACACGTTGTGTCAGACCAATAGCATATTGTTCTTTGATGAACGATGAGAAGTCAGTACCTTCAAATATAGGTTTCCAGAAATCTTCTTCTAAGGTTTGTACTTGTCTTACCTTTGGATCAACCAGTTCTCCAGTTTGTTTATCAACACGGCAATACCAACCATTGGAAGGCTTAGCAACATAACCGCCAGCAAGAGCAACGTCCAACAAACCACTAAAACGCTGGACACCACCTTCCCAAGAAACACTAATAGGTATCTTAGATTGTTCTTTAACATATCTAGATTTCTCCACTTTGATGACAAAGTGATATCCCTTAATTTCTGTTCCTACTTTGTCTTGTTGTCTACCAATAATCCAGATGTTATCAGCACTGTAATAGATACCTGTTCCACCACCAACTACATCTTTAGGGAATAATCCGATTTCTTTATAGGTATGGTTGACGGCAAGCACTGGGATGTTTTTCATAGTCAGATATGGTGTAATCATTCTGAATAGACCTTTCAGTGCCTTCGCACGGGACATATCAGCAACACTCTTTTCAGACAATGCATCCTCTAGTTCTTTCTTGGATGCGAGGTTACCTATGCTGTCGATAACGACTATTACATCATCCTCTCTATCGAGATTCTCAAGTTGTCCAACCAGATCAAACTTAAGTTCCTCGACATTGGCGACAGGAGTGTGTAATACCCTGCTGGTGTCGATCCCAAATTGTTCGAAGTAAGATTGTGGCGAACCAAACTCACTATCATAGAACAACATTACCGCATCCTTCTTTGCCTTTAAGTATGCACCCGCCATAAGTAGTGCAAACGAGGTCTTGAAGTGTTTGGAAGGGCCCGCTAGGACGGTCAATCCTGGCGTTACACCACCGTCAATACTTCCGCTCAACGCAACGTTCACCATAGGAACGTCTGTTGGCACCATATCTTTTTCTGTAAAAAATTTTGAATCTTGAAGAACTTCTGTGGTTTTAATCTTCGAGTTCTTTTTCAGTTTGTCCATTATCGACATCGATCTCTCCTTCAAATAAATCACCTTCTATAGGCGTTTTCTCATTGTAAGAAATATTATTGGACTTCTCACGTTCATCCAATTCGTATTCTTTTCTATAATTGTTGTTTATATTACCAACTTCGGCAAGAATTGTCAAGCTCTCAGGGTCAAATAAATTGAACGCCTTCAAGTCTTTTGGAAAACACGCACCACCGAATCCACGTTTTCCATCATAGCCTGGCACTTTACTGTGTCCAACACCAATACGAGGATCAGCGGTGACACCCGTCACTACGCCTGGCCAATTACAACCAAACTTATGAACTGCATCATATAATTGATTAAAGAATGTAACCTTGGTTGCAAGGAATGAGTTTACTCCATACTTAACAAATGATGCCTCTGGAGCAGACATATGATAATATTTCTGTGCAGAACATAATGAGAACATTTTATAAATGTGTTCAACGTCACCTGTTGCTTCAGGGTGACCACCAAGAATATGATATGGTGCATTTACAAATTGTTCTTTTGCATTTGATTCTGTTAGGAACTCAGGGTTGTACACTAGTC